ATAATATCTTCTATCATAACTTTTATTAATTCATCATCTTCTTGTCGCAAATCATCTTTTAATCTTTTATATTTTTGTTTAAATCTACTGAACTTGTCTAATAATACAATATTATCAAATGATGAATATGTTTTATTTTTAAATATATTCTCTATTTTAATTATATCTGTCTTATATTCAATTATTTTCGTAGGTTCTAAAAGAGTTATTATTGATGCTGATAAATCAAGTATAATGATATCTAAAAGTGTTATGGCAGCAGGTTCATTTGGTACTATTTGCTCAATTATTTTTTTTAAATTTAAAATTATATTTGCGTAGGCTGTGTTGTTAATATTTTTTGATAATAGTTCTTCTATTTTTTGTATTTTACTATTAATTTCATCACCTAAAAACTTTTTTTTTATATTTATTATAATGTTGTATATATTTATTTTTTTTACTTCACTTAAGAGATTTTTAAAAATATCATCATTATCTTTTAATTTTATTTTTAAATCAAAATATTTTTCTAAATCTTTTAATAAGTTTTCACCAATTATTTCGCCATCAGATAATTTAACATAGTTGTCATTATCAGAAGATATTTCATGCAATGCTTCAATTCTTTCTTCACTGTCCATATATTATATGTTCTCTAAAATAAATAGATATAACTATTATAATAATTAAAACTTTATAGCGATTATACTTGTTAATATCCATATAAACATTGTAAATAACGATAATGTTTTAATTAATTTTTTTCTTTCTTCAAAATCAAGAATATTATGGTCGGTTTTTTCTTCGTCATCGCCAATATCTTCTTTTTTTGTTATATTTAATACTATAGGTATTATTATTAATACTATTATTAAACACGAATGTATAAATAATGCCGTTATACCATTAGTTCCCATATAAAAATAGTAAAATAAAGTTCTAATACTATTCATAATATTACCAAAGTTCATATAATCAACCTGATCGTTATTATCAATATTAATTAATAAAACAATAAACCAGAATATAACAAGATAAATAATAACATAATATATGAAGCCTTCATTAAAATTTTTAATAAAGTTTATATCAATAGACCATTGTATTAATATAACCGATAAATATCTAATAAAAAAAGTTGTAATTATAAAAACCAATCTATCGTCGAATGTTAGTTCTAAGTTTTTCATTGGATTTTTAGGGTCATTATCAAATAACAATAACTCGCCTTTTATTTTTTTTATAGATTCTGGTGTGTTGCCATCGTTATAATAATTGTCTATTTTATGCTCAAATCCTTTTATTTTATTTCCTGAATTATTTATTTTTTCTTCACCTATTGGTTGATTTAATTTATCAATATTTCTAAAGTTATAATTTTTTAAAAGTCTTTTTCTTAATTCTTGTCCTTCTTCTTTTGTAGAATCACCACCACCCATATACATTTGTCCTGCCCTCGGGTACCTCTGTTGTTCCTGCGACCGTTTCCACATTTGCATCTGTTGTTCATACGACGGTTGCAAACGTGGAAACGGTGGTGTTCCATATCCCGGTTGCAAACGTGGAAACGGTGGTGTTCCATATCCCGGTTGTGCTGAATATGGTTGAGATATAAATGATGTCCGATATGGTAGTAGTGGTGGTGCTGGTGGTGCTGCTGGTGATGCTGGTGATGCTGCTTCTTTTGCTTTTGCTACTAATGCTTCTTTTGCTAGTGCTGCTTCTTTTGCTAGTGCTTCTTTTGCTAGTTCTTCTTTTGCTTTTTTTGCTGCTTCTAATGTTGCCGCCGCTTCTTCTGCTTTTCGTACTGCTTCTTCTTTTCGTACTGCTTCTTTTTTTTGTGCTTCTTCTAATGCTGCTTCTACAATTTGTAATTTACGTGTTTCTGATGCTAATTTTTTTTCTTTTTCTTCTAATTCTTTTCGGAATTCTGCTGTTATTGCTCCGAATTCTAATGCTATTGCTCCTAATTCTACGTTTGATTGATTTTGCTTTTGTGCATTTGTTTTGAATTTTTCCACTTCTAATCCGGCTTTTGTCACATTTGATCGGGCTGCATCTGCTTCTGTTTTTGCTACTCTTAGTTCTTCTGCATTTTTTGCTTCTTTTATTGCGTTTTCTTCTAATATTGCTTTATACTGTTGTTTTAATATTTCAATATTTCCTGGATTAGTTATACTTTCAGTATTATTTTTTTCTAAAATATCAATGTTTTCTAATATTTTCTTTATATTTTTATCTTGTGTATCTGTATTATTTACTTCTTTTTTCACGCCATTATCTACATCTTTTTCTTTATTTTTAGCATCAATAATATCTTGTTGTTTTTTATAATATTTTAAAGTTTTTAATAGTTTATCTTCTTTTATTTTTAATCCGTTGTATCTATAATATTTTCGAAGTACATTATATAATATTTTAGGATTTTTTTCATAAATATCTATCAAATCTTTATAATATTTATAACGTTCTGGTGATAGTTTTCGTATATCAATATCGCTAAAAATATAATCTCCAATTGATTTAATATTGGTTTTTTCTTCGTTGATATTATTATCATTATATTGCATTTTATTAAATATGTTATTGTACATAGTTCCCTTTATTCGTATTATAGAAAAAAATAATTAATTAATTCTGTATTGCATATATCATCTTCCATACAATCGCTATTGTAAGGTATGCTATAACAATGATGGCGAGTATATAATTTATTTGCGAATAATAATATAACAATATTATCATTGATGTAATTATTACGATCGACCAAATAATTATTAAAACTATGCTAAATGTATTTAATTTAAATTTATTATATAATGAATCATCTTTATTAAAGCTTTTTAAAATCTCTTCTAATATTTTTTGAATATCACTTTTAAAACGATTAATATGTAAATTATCAAAATTACTAAATATCTTACTATAATCTTCGTGCGTAAAAATATCATTTCTGGCAATACGATTTAAATTACGAGAGTAATTTTTATAATTCAAAGGTATATACGACGAAGGCATTGACTCTATAGGTAAAATACCAAAATGATATATTTGTTGGGTTTTCATTAAGTCATTATTAATATTTTTTAAACTTTTTAAACTATTTAACTGCTGTTCAAGTGTATCTTTTAGTTTATTATTATCATAGTTATCAAAGTCTTGTTTTTCTGGGTTTGCTTCACTAGGAATAAAAGGCTCGTTTTTCTTTGTTTGTTTATCATTCTCTTTTATTATTTTATTTAAGTCTTTAATTTCTTTTCTCAATTTTTTAATTCTTTCATTATTGTCTTTACCAGAGTATGTCTCATCCTTAAATAATTCTGACTTTTGTTTAAAAAGTTTAGTAATATCTTTATTATCTTTTGTTTCTGTTTCTAAAAAGTATTTATCCGTTAATAAAAAATTATTCTCTATATAATTTTTATCAATAGAATTAGTATCTACCATTATATTTGTTATAACTTTATTAATTTAATATATTTTATATTATAATATATATAAAATTATAAACTCATATATATTATAAATGAATAAGTGTAAATTATTGATATTCATATTTTTGAACTATATACATAATATATGTTCATACTCTATTGGTATAGGGTCTGGAAGATTAAATAATATTGGAAAGTCTAAAGGTTCGGATATATGTATTCTAAATTATAATAACGTCTATAGTTCTCTTTATACATGGTCTAAAGAGAATTCTAATAGTCACAAAAAACTTATAAATGATACATTATGGATTAATAAAAATAGATTTATTCATCAAAATATTATAATCGGTATTTATAATGATTTCGGAACATTAACATATATGTGTCAATTAAGAAAAGTAGAACGTATGCGATTTATTTTGGTAAATATTTTTGCTAATCCAAGTAACAATCTCGAAGAAGATTCGTTTTTATTTGATAATTTATATTCATTTTGTGAATATAATAAATACTCATTGGATACGTGTAAGTTAAAAGTTATCGACAATAGTAAATATTATTTAACTTATATTTTTGAAAAAAAATAGTTATTATTTTTTCTGTATTTTTATTTTATTACATCTATTTGTTATTGGATTTAAAACAGAACCTTCTGGGCATATTTTAGCAACTATTATTTTTTCTATTTTTTCGGGTCGGGTAGGTTTAATAGGTTCTTTGGGTTTCGCAGACTTTTTCTGTATTTTTATTTTATTACATCTATTTGTTATTGGGTTTAAAAAAGTTCCTTCCGGACATATTTTAGCAACTATTATTTTTTCTATTTTTTCGGGCCGAGTAGGTTTAATAGGTTCTTTGGGTTTCGCAGACTTTTTCTGTATTTTTATTTTATTACATCTATTCGTTATTGGATTTAAAAAAGTTCCTTCAGGGCATATTTTTTTAGGTATTTCGGGTTTGCTTAATGGTTTGATGGGAAGTTTATTTATAGACTTTATAGATATGCATCTATTTGTCAAAGGATTAACAACTTTATTATTATTACATATTATATCGCCATTTATATCAAAATCACTTGATTTATTCTTTTTAATGTAGGTAACAATACGACCTCCTTCATAAAAAGAAAAACATAAATTTTTAGCATCCATTATATCCAATATACATTTTTTTCGATTTAAACAAAAACTATCTTTATTTTTCAAATCCCATTTATATTTCATTAATTGACAAGGAATAGCAATTTTTTTATCATCAGATATTAGTTCTTTAACAATATTTGGGTCTATAGTAGTTCTAGTCCAGCCATTATAAACATATTTTTCTCCTTTACATTTTATACCAGCAATAGAATGCCCTCCATTATTATGTGTATTTTTATTCCAATTTGTTAATAAAATAGAATCTTGTATATATTCTTCATTTTTAATTTTAACTGTTTCATTTAAATTGAGAATTTCGTCAAGAACTTTTTCTATTAAGTAATGTGGGGGATAATAAGATTCTTTTTTTATATGTTTACCATCTAATATATTTATAATTATGATATCATGGTTGTCTATTTTTTCTTGTACTTTTTCAGGTGATTTAAATACGTAATCAAATTTTATAACTTTTTTTGTTATTTTGATAAGTTTAGTATTATTATACTTTGAATAATATATTTTTTTTGTTTTTGGGTTAAGATCGATATATAAAACTTTTACACCAAGTAATTTATAAACACTTTTAATATATAAAGCAGATTTGAAACCATTATCTTTATATTTAACGGGATCATATGAAAATTTTTTCTTATTATAATTGTATAATTGTTTCAAAATATATTCTGGTCGTATTTTATCAAAATATAAATAATCATTGTGTATGTGTGTTGTTCTAAAATATTTATTTTTTAAAATAAAACTCAATGTTTTATAAATAGCTATTTCTTTATTCCATTTTTTGGACTTTTCAAGTAATAACTTTCTACTTTCGTCACTATATAAAACACTCATCAATATACTATTAAACCAACAAGTTGGACCATATTGTTTTAATGATATAACGTTATCGCATTTTATTACCATTTCTATTATAAACATATAAAATATATATTATTTATTTTCATCTATTTGTCATCGTGATGAGATAAAAAATAATATAATTTTATTTAAAAAGTTCGTCGTTTGAGTTTTTATATATATAATTGTCTCTACTTATAACTGAATTATCGTTATCATTATCTATAGTTTTATCGTAATTATCTCCTTTAATATTATTTAATATTTTATTAAATATACTTGCAGGAGATTGAGAAACACCCCCCACAAATATATCAGAAATACCTCCGTTTTTTTTTCTATGATTTGGATATTGAACATTTATTAAATCGCGAATATTATCAAATGTCATTGTTGGTATTGTCATATTTATATATATATTATATTATTTTTTATGCCCTTTTAATTTATTTTGCATTTCATAATCAAAACTATCGCATATACCGCGTATATTATTCCATTTACTATCGTCGACGCCAATATTTTTAACACTTTTATTATCTAACATCCATAATTCTTCAAGAGTTTCTAATATATTTTTATTATTTTTTAAAAATATTATTTCAACTTCATCATATGTCATTTTAATAGGTGATTGTTTAAAAACCTCTTCCATATTCTATATATAATCTTCTTTATTATTTTTTATATATCTTTATATTTTTGATTGTCTTTGTAATAATAATCTGCTATTTCATATGCAATTTTTTCATAAGGATGTTCCAAAGAATGATTTGTCATTATAACATCGTTAATTCCTGTTGGTTTATCACTTCTATAAAAACATACCATAGTTTTATTTGTTTTATTATCTATATAAATATTACTATTTGTATCAGGGTTTGACCTCACATATTCGTCATTTAATAGATATATTTGTTTAAACCCCATGCATTTAATTATCTTATCGAATAAATCTACATTAAGTCTTTGATATATATGTATTTTTTCATGTATTAATGTTTTTATCAGGTCATCTTCTATATAATTAAGTACATTTTTAGATAAAAATATTATATTTTCACGTGTATGAGGTAATCCTTCTTCATATTCATATTCCACGTTATTTTTAATATCATGAACATAATATGTATTAGCAAATATCCATTTTATATTTGCAATGTCATTTCCTATAATATAATTATTATAACATAAATCATCGTATTTTACATTTCTAAAAAATATATCTGCTTTTTCTATACATCTTATTAATAAATCTTTTTCATATTGTGTAAAAGATAATGTTGTTTTTACAATTTTTTGAATATATTCGTCGTGTGTTGATACTTTTCTTGCACATAAATCAAATCGTGATAGGTTTCTTACATATTTGTCTTTATCATTAGTTAGAAACAACTTTGTTTGTTCATCGCTCATAAAATATACTTCGCAATTAGTATTAATATTTTTTTTTGTTTTATTGTAACAATAAAATAAATATGAAATTATAATTATAAGTATTATTGAAAATATTGTTGTAATCAAAAGAAATATATTGTATTTCATAATGTATTCTATTATATATATATTTTTGTTTTACAAATAACTAAACATTTATATTATTTTTTTTATTTTTTCTTCTTTCTTTGATAACAATACACCTCATCATTTTTGACAACCATTTTTTTGATATTTTCAATATTTTCAGGATTTAATATAGAGCAAATATTTTTCTTATAATCTATATCTTTAATTTTTAATAAAATATTTATTATTTTATTATTTTCTTGTTTGCTATTTTCTATTAAAACCGGCATTTTTTCACTTTCTATAAAACATTTTTCAATATCATATGTATAAAAACTACCTGGTTTGTTATCTATAGTTATTATATTTTTATAACAAATAGAAATATCTCTATTAGAATTAACATTCATAACAGAATACCCGAATGAATTAATGCAAAAATATTTTATTATATATTTATCTATACCGTGTGTCGCATCTATATTAAGCGAAAATTCTTTGCATTTATCTGGATTATCTGGAATAATAATATCTGGATTAGCACCACCTGTTCCCGTAGTTATTTGTATCAAATATTTGTCTCTTTTTGCAATTTTCATTATATTAAAATTATGAGTATCGGCACATAAATATATACACCCATAATAACACATTGTATCATAAAAGTCATTTATAATATTATAATCAATATTTTTTATCATATTTCCATCTTTATTAGATGTTTTTACAGTAAATAATGGTACATGCCCCATTACGAAAATAGTTTTCTTAAACGCAAAAGATGTTTCTTCTATTCGTGCTTTAATTTTTTCTAAATATTTAACAGATTTAATTTTTTCTTCAGGGGTATTTGTATAAAAGTTATTTGTATTAATAATAATCATAATGTATTTATTATGTTCTATAATACCAATTTTTTCACCTTCGAATAGATTTATGTCGTCTAAAGCATATTTTACATTTTCCAAACTAACCGCGTCTTCTGCAAGTATTGATTTTAAACTTTTTTTTTCCTTTATTTCTTTTTTTATCTTATTAATATAATATTTTTGTGTATTTATCATACAGTCTTTTTTAATTTCAACTTGTTCAAGATTATCTATTTCTTCATC